GCACCCCGGCAATACAGCCCAGCGCCGTAATTATTACGCCTACCGGGATTGCTAGCGGTGAAGCGTTTGGCGCCGCCGAACTGCTACGGGCTTTGCGGACGGAGCCCATTATTTGGGACTCCGATCCGAAGGTCGCGGTGCAAGCCCGCGGGCGGCTAAATGTGGCCCAGGCAACTGCCGTGCAGGTAGTTCAGCAGGCAGAAAGTTTGGCGATCGGGGCTGTGACCACTACAGTATCCATCGTCGGTCAGTCAAGAGTTATTCGCGGCGGCCCCCGCCTCGTTAGGGGGGGCTAGGAGAGATCCGGGGTCGCCGCACCTACCATGAGCATCCAAGAAGTCACGGAAGGCAATGATGTCTGGCTGGTCGCCCGCGTGGTGAAGGCCAACAACATCCAGCTGTCGCAGGCGGATCTACCATCCGGCTCCGATGTGCTGACCGTTCGTGTCTATGATGCTACGCGCGAGAGCCTCGCAACCGGAGCAAATGGTAGGGAGGTGCTGGTCAACAGCTTCTCGCAGGCCCAGGCTGCTACCTACATCCTGCCAGCCGATTCACTAGCCAACCTGACCAACGACGGCTACTGGAACGGCACCGACGACCAAGGCTACAACTTCCGATTCCAGCTCAAAGCCACCAATCTGGACGGTGGCAGCGAAGGCGTAGACTGGGTTGAGCTTGAAGCCGGGCATCGCTATCGCGTTGAGTTCAGCGTCAAGACAAGTTCTGACGGCTACATCCGCTGGCCGTTCCTGCTCTATGTGAGGTCCATGTTGTCGGTATGACCGAGGCGCTCACAGAGGTTGTCCACGAGTACACGCCGTACGGAGCGGCGCGCGAACTGTGGTCCCTGCAACCCAACGAGCTTTTGCTTGAAGGGCCCGCCGGAACCGGCAAAACGCGCGCTCTGCTGGAGTGGATCAACTACCTCTGTGAGCGGTATTCGGGCATCCGCGTGCTGATGCTGCGCCAGACCCGCGAGTCGCTGACTGAATCGGTCCTTGTTGAGTGGGAGAACGAGGTGCTGTGGCAAGGGCATCCTGCGATCCACGGCACCAGCAGCCGCAACACGCGGCAAAACTACCACTACCCCAACGGTTCCCATGTGGTGGTCGGCGGACTCGACAAACCCGCCAAGACCTTTTCGACGCAGTACGATGTGATCGTGGTCTTTGAGGCCCGCGAAATCACAGCGGACACTTGGGAATGGCTTGCTCGCGCAAACCGCAACTTCAAGATGCCGTGGCAGATGCGGGTAGCCGACACCAACCCCGCAGGCGAGTTCCATTGGCTGAACACGCACTTCCCTCAGGGGTTCCGGCAGGTGCCGGATCGCCACAAGAAGGACAAGGTCATTCGCATGTTGTCCCGGCACGAGGACAACCCGGCGTACTTCGACCACAAGAAGGGCACCTGGACAAAGAACGGCGAAGCGTATGTCCTCGGGATCCTTGCCAAGCTGACCGGCGCGCGTCGCGCAAACCTCTACGAAGGCAAGTGGGCCAGCGAAGAGGGCATCATCTACGAGGATTGGGACCCGGCGATCCACATGATCGACTACGAGGATATGCCAGAGCCCAAGTGGTACTTCGGCGCCTACGATAAAGGCCTGCGCCACCCTGGCTGTTTCCAGGTGTGGGCGGTCAACGATGACCGCATGTACCGCGTCTTGGAGATCTACAAGACCGGCGAGAACAGCGACTGGTGGGCCGAGCAGGTTCTTGAGGCTAACGAGGACTACCCGCTGTCCGCTTTGGTGTGCGACCCTAGCGAGCCCGAGTACATCCGGTTGTTCAACGACCGGCTAGGATCTGCGCGGGGCCGTGACGGCAACCGTATCGCCCGGAAGGCGCGTAACCCCATTCGCAGCGGCATCGACATGGTGCGGTGGGGTCTTTCAAAAGTTGATCGCGGGCCCCGCATCTTCATCTGCCGGGGCAGCAGCCTCCTGCAGGACAAGACTCGCATCGACGCCAAGAAGCCCACATGCCTCGAAGAAGAGATCCCGAGCTATGTCTGGGCAAAGAGCAGGGATGGGGCGCCGATCAAAGAGCGCCCTGACCCGACATGCAGCGATCACGCCATGGACTGCCTGCGCTACGCAGCAATGTTCATGTGGAACCGGGATATGAGCATGGAGCACAGCATTCCCGACTACCCCGAGGGTAGTCTTGGCGACATGCTGGGCCACGCCGAGGTCCACGCGGAGGCTTACAACTAATGCTCAAGACGACCTGTAACCACCTGATGGCCGAGATTGAGGCCGCCATTGAGTACCGTGACAAGCACCTTGAGGGCTACGAGGAGAAGGTTCAGCGCTATCACGGACCGCACTACGCGAGCGCAGGCGACCCTTCGGCGGAGTATTTCCCGGAGAACACTTACTACGAGTATGTGTCGCTCATGGTGCCCAGGCTTGTGTTCGACAACCCGCGCGTGCAAGTCAACAGCCGCCGCCCAGGCACCCAGCAAGATGTAGCTGAAGCGCTTCGCCACGGAATGAACCGATGGGCGCGTGACGCAAAGCTGCGCAAGCTGCTCGTCGAGGAAGCTAGCGACATGCTTCTAGGGTTTGGCGTGGCTATGGTGCGACCCGACCACAAGAAGAAGTACGCCAGCCCGAACCCTACGCCGTTTGCGCCGGAGGAAACGCCTGCATGGCCTGCGTGTGAGCGCATCTCGCCGCGGCGATTCTTCCTTGACCCTGATGCTGAGCGCTGGGAAAGCGCGCGTTTCATGGGGCACATGTGGCGCATGGACAAAGAGGACTTGCTCGAACTTGCTGAGACGAGCAAAGAGGCTGGGTGGAACAAGGAGGCCATTGACGCACTTCTTGCTTCCTCCGACCCCAACCAGAAAGGCAAGCAGCACAGCGACAGCCCTGACCGCAACGAGGTCTGGTGCTACGAGATCTATGTGCCCGAAGTCACCCTAGATAACAGCCCCGGACCCAAGAAGGGTTTCAACGGCACTATCTACACGCTTGGCGTCAACCAAGCTCTGGGCGGCGGCGATGACGACGCGGTGTCTAAGTTTGTGCGCGACCCCAGGCCGTACTACGGGCCTGCCGAGGGGCCCTATGTGGTGTTTGGCGCGTACAAGGTTCCTGACAAGCCGTACCCCCTTTCGCCTTTGACGGCAGTTGAGGCGCAGGTTACGGACCTCAACGAGCATGTCCTTGCCGCCAGCCAGTCGATGGCTAAGCACAAGCGGGTTGTCGGCGTCAACGACCCCCGGACTGCGCAGTTGGTCAAGAATGTCCAACACGACTATGTGACTGTCGTGCCGTTTGAGGATGGCAAGGCTCTTGTCCAAGAGTTCCAGTTTGGTGGCCTGAGCGATCAACAGGCCAACTGGATTGCCACCTGCCGACAGCGCGCTGACCGTGTGCTTGGCATGGACGAGGCTATGCGCGGAGCCATTAGCGGCACGGGCACAGCAACCGAGCACAGCATTGCATCCGAAGCGGCCAACACCCGTCTTGCGTTCATCAAGCAGAGCTTCACGGATTGCACAATCGAGCTGCTGCGTCGCGTCGCGTTCTACATGTACCACGACGACGACATCAAGTTCCCGCTAGACATGGACAGCATGTCCCAGCTTGGGCTGCCGCCCGACACCGAGCTTGTGTTCCAAGGCGGGGGCCACGAGGGCGCAGACTATAGCTTTGAAGACCTTGAGCTAGAGATCGAGCCGTACAGCATGGAGCGCGCATCTGAGGGCCTTGCCCAGAAACGCGCGCTAGAGATGCACTCGATGCTTCTCAACAGCTTGCAGCTTATGCAGGCCTTCCCCGATTACCCGTGGAAGGACCACTTTGCCAAGATTGGCAACGCCATGAACGCGCCGGACATGGTTGAGCTGGTAGATGCCAAGCTTCTTGAGCGACTTGCAGAAGACTTGAGCATGCAGCGGCAGGCCGCCGTCATGGCGCAATCCGAAAGCTTGCAGCCTCGCATGAAGAAGGACGCGCCCAAAGGTGTCAGCACCGGAGCGGCGCCGTCCAAACTTGTACCCATGGCTGGCCAAGAAATGGCTGCCATGCTTCAGGCGATGCAGCAGCAAGCGCCGACCGGTCCTCCTCCCGCCGTCCAAGGCATGAACTCCGCAATGTGATGCCGACCCCCAAGAAGAAAGACAGCCGACTCACCCGCGCGGGCGTGTCTGGCTACAACAAGCCGAAGCGGACTCCTAACCACCCCAAGAAGAGCCACATCGTCGTGGCCAAAGAGGGGAGCCAGGTCAAGACGATTCGTTTCGGGGAGCAGGGCGCAAAGACGAACCAAAACGCCAAGCAGCGCAAAGCGTTCAAGGATCGTCACGCTAAGAACATAGCCAGAGGCAAGATGTCCGCCGCGTGGTGGGCCAACAAAGTCAAGTGGTAACCATGTCCGTCAAGATCGACTTGAACACCATCATGACTGGTCTGGTACTGGGCCTTGTCACATGGATCTTCACGACCGTCCAGCGGG